GATTAACTCTCAAGACATTTTAACAGAACAAGAACTACAACAAGGTTTAACTTCAACCCTAACAGCTAAGGTCAGGTGGTGGAATCAGTGGGAGAGCACTATTGAAATGCGTCAAACTGCAACAAACGGTATTGATACAACTACTCAAAGTATAATTTTGGAAGATACAACTAATCATAATAATCAATTTAATTCACACTCTAATACTTTAATTATTGCACCAGATGCAGAAAACTCACACGGCACATTAACTACAAGATTTACATTTGATATAGATAATGCTGCAGGTAATTGGAACAACGGCCACAGCGGACCAGATATTATACAACCTGACTTAAGGCTTAGTTATTCGGCACTAAGCTCAACTACTATTACTGATGTAACTTATTGTTATGAAAAATCTCCACCTACTTGCCCCGCACAAGAAGAGATAGCAGGCATTGAAACTTTCTTAGATACTTTTGAAGATGACCTATATCTAGAAGATATATATCTATATGAAGAACCAGGTATACCTGAGTTTGTAGATATTGAATACTCATTCAATACTGAAATTTTTGAGGAAGAAGAATTTGAAATAGAAGAAGACTATTTAACACTTGATGAATTTTTTTTTGAAGACGCTTATTATCAAGACGACTATTACGAAGACGTTTTCATGGAAGAATTTATTCCAGACACTCTTGCCTTTGAAGATGTAGAATTTTTTGATGAGCTTACACCAATGGAAATGTTTGATGAACTACCACCAATAGAAGAAATTTATTTTGCAGACGAATACTTTGAAGAAGAAATGTATTTTGAAGAAGAAATGTACATTGAGGTATTTACAGACGATGCATTTATAGAAGAGTTTGACGAAATGTTTGAAGAGATTCCTATGGAAGAAATGAACATAGAGATGGCAGAAGAAATGTTTGAGGAAATGTTTGAAGAATACTTTGAAGAAGAACCACCAATGGAACTAGTTGAAGAATTTGCAGAAGAGTTTAAAGAAGAAGCAGTGAAGGAAGAAGAGCCGCTGGAAGAGGTAGCCTTGGCCAAGGAAGAGCCGGTGGAAGAGGAACCACTTGAAACAGAACCTGTTAAAGAAGAACCTATTAAGGAAACTAAAGATGAGCAAATTGAAGAACAACCCAGTAGCGAAGAGCCTATTGCAAACGAGCCGGAAGAGACAACAGACATTGCCGAACAAGAAGAAGTTGTCGAGGAACCAGTTAAAACAACAGGACAAGAACCTAGCGAAAATGTGGAAGTTGATATAGATATTAAAGTTGCAGCGTTAGAAAAAGTTATACAAAGCAAAATATCTAATGAGATGCAGAGAGTTTCATTAACTTTAGATGCAGTTAATGAAATAGTATCTAAAGAAATGGTATCAACACAGGCAGATATATCTTCATATTTTAATATGAACTCAGCAATATTTGACACACGGCAATTACCTAGTGGAGACCCAGCTTTCTTTATGCAAGCCAGTCTAGACAGCTATAACAAAACTATTTATAATACTCAGGCAAATCTTGTAGCAACTGATCCAGTGGTTCAGTATCAGATTAAACTTAATGAAGCGCAACAAGCTACAGATGCTGCTTACATAAAACTAAAAGGATTAATGGATGCCAGATCTAATTAATAAACTATCTAGCTACGCGGCATTGATCGGCGTAGTAGGAGCCATTGGCGGAGGATTTTACGCCTGGGGTGAATTCAATACAAGACTATCAGCAATAGAAGAACAAGAATTTGTAGTTAATCAAACTGTTGATTTAACTGATACACACGATCGTATAGTTTTAGGTGATAAAGAAACTATGGATGCAGTAAGATCTATTGGCGCAGCTCTTGAAGCAATTAAAGGGGACATTGCAATTAACGGTGCAGCTATTGAGTATCTTGATGCAAAAATAAATGAATTAAAAGCAGCAAGCGATAACCCTTTATTAAATTGACATCAATCACAGAAGACATTTTAGAATGGTCTGAAAAATATTTAGAGCCTAAGAATGAACATTTAGGTAATGTACCAGTGTGCCCATACGCTCGTATGGCAAGATTACAAAAGAAATATAAAATATTAGAGTGCCATAACTTTGATAACTTTTTAGATACAATACTTGAAGGTATTGAGATCGTAAGAAATCCAAACATACAGATAGTTATTGTAGGTTGTGACGACATACAATACTCAGTAGAGGAGTATGACGCTGTTATACACGCATATAATTTGGTGTATGTACCACAAGATATATACCTTATGGGTGCACATCCACATGACGAGGAGGAAGATGAGCCGGTAGAATTCTTAGAAACTGGCGAATGGCAGCCACAAAATAACTTTATGATGACACTCATACAAAACTTTGATGAGTTAGAAAAAGCTAGTGACAATTTACGCAAAACTGGATATTATGAGCACTGGCCTCAGGACTATTATGGAGGCACAGTACTAAAACGACAATCTTATAGGAGATACAGACATGGCACTAAAAGGTGGACAAAAAAAACTAGATAAAAATAAAGACGGTAAAATATCTGGTGCTGACTTTAAAATGATGAAGAAAAAACGCGTTGGTAAAAGAGGCGGCGGCTCAATGAAAAAAAGAATGAAAAAAATGGGCGGCGGTATGATGAAAAAAAGAATGAAACGTGGTGGACGTCTTAAATAATGGTTTATTCCTTAGTAGGAGTAAAAGGCGGTAAAACAATTGGTATTGGCCGAGGCGGCAAACCAAGTTATAAGCGTAAAAAGAAAAGTAAATTAAATGACAAAAAAAACACACATAACAAAAGACGGTAGAGTAGCTAAAAAAGGTTTATGGTATAACATTGCGCAAAAGAAAAAGCGCGGTGAAAAAATGCGTAAGAAAGGTGCTAAAGGTGCACCAACTGCAAAAGCTATTAGACAAAGTCAAAAGACTAGTAAGAAAAGCTAATGGCTCGGTCGGAAAATCCGATTAGAAGAACCACTGGCAAAGGTGGTAACTATCGTAAAACTAAAGCTGGTGCAGGCATGACTAAAAAAGGTGTTGCTGCATATAGACGAGCTAATCCCGGTAGTAAATTAAAAACAGCAGTTACAGGTAAAGTTAAAAAAGGTAGTAAGGCAGCAAACAGACGTAAGTCTTATTGTGCAAGATCACTTGGTCAATTAAAAAGATCATCAGCAAAAACTAGGAATGATCCTAACTCTAGAATTAGACAAGCTAGACGTAGATGGAATTGTTAAATGAAGCTCTCAGACTCGACGCAAATTTCACTCCCGGCTCGCAACCTTTTAGCCATCCTAGCTGCAGTCGCAATAGGCACAATGAGCTTCTTCTCGATACAGGAAAGATTAAATACTCTCGAGACAAATCAACAGTTAATGGCACAAGACATGGAAGCCGCTAATGAATTTATAGACGGGGTCCCCAAAGGCACCATGGTCAGTCCTCAAGTAAACGAGCTCTACATGTTGGTGGAATGGCTGTCAAAAACACAAGAAGAACTTCGTACTCATGTTAATTCAGAGATTCCAGAGATTGCAAAACTAAATATGCAAATACAATTCATTGAAGAACGTATGATAGACGTTGAAATGTTACTTGATAAGATCAGACAGAATGGAATATCACATGATTGAGACACTATTTGCAGTACTACTTATAACTAACGGTTCCATAATAGAGACGGTGCCAACTGAGGGAATGGCTGACTGTCTTAAGACCAAGCGCGTGGCTATGCAAAACATCGGGCCAGAACAAGAAGGAATATTTATGCAGTGCGTCCAGGTGGAAGCCGAGGTCGAGATGGATATGGGAAGAAAGAGAATCGTTAAGATATTAACGGAGAATCCTACTGGAAATTAGAGTCTATATAGCAATCTTTTTATTAGGCATGCTATTCATGTGGTCAACAACATTCTAGTTGTAATCTAACGTAAATTTACTTATACTTACCTTATGGGTTTACCCAAACAATTATCAGAACAACAAAAAAAGTTTGCGGAGTTATTAGTTTATAATGAAGGACGTAAGACACCTACTGAATGTGCTTTGGAAGCAGGTTATGCTGAAGGTTCAGCGCATGTACGAGCGTCTGAGCTTAGAAATCCAAACAAATACCCACTCGTCGCTAAGTACATCGGAGAAATTAGAGGAGAGATACAGAAGAAATATGAGGTTAGCTTTGAGCGCCACATCACAGAACTCGGCCGTATACGCGAAGAAGCTCTTGCTAAGGGAGCTTTCTCGGCAGCGGCAAATGCAGAAGTTGCGAGAGGCAAAGCAGCAGGATTATACATTGAACAAAAAATAAGTTTAACAGGTAAAATTGAAGATTTGTCTATTGAAGATTTAGAGGCTAAAATGAAAAAAATTTATGAAGACAATAAAGTTCTAGTGGAAGGAGAGTTTGAAGATGTCAGTTGAAGATAATTTGGTTACATGCCCTTGGTGTCGCATGATAACTAATAAAATTAATGTGCATGGTCACGAGCAGTGTGAGTATTGTAAAGCCAACATAGATGAATGCTGTCAAGGAGAAGTACTTGAAGAGAGCTAAGTCGTTTAGAGAACATGAGCCAGGTCCGGAAAAAAGAACGTCAATAGGACACAGTGTGCGTTCTCGCCCTAAAAATAAACACAAACGTAGGTCGTTTAAAAAATATAGGGGGCAAGGAAAGAAACGATAATGCAAACAGAAATTAAAATATACAATATACTTAAAACTTTTATGTATGAAGTTACATTAGAAGATAAATTTATTGATATACTAAATAAGTATTTAGATAATTTATTAAAACAAGAAGACAGAACATCACACGCTGGTAAACTTGTAGGACAAATAAAACACGGTGAACAATTAAAGATGGATCATACGTGTGAAGATTTAAAAGAGTTTGATACTCTTACTAATAAAATTGCACAGCAATACTTACAGCAATACATACAGATATCAGCTACAACAAGATTTAATGAATCTCAAGTTGGTTTACAGACAGATGAAATGTGGTCAGTACACAGCTATGCTGGTGACTATAATCCTTTGCATGATCATGGTACAAAAACTCTTGCAGGTATGTCTTGGACAACTTGGACAAAAATACCAAAACAAATATCAGAACGAGATGACTCAGTCAGTATGTATAATTCTTCTGGTGTTATGGATGGTAATTTAGTTTTTTGTTGGCAACCTGGTGGCATAAGGATGCCAGACATTTTAGAGTTTCCTCAGATGTTATCAGTAAAACCTGAAGTTGGTAAATTATATATGTTTCCATCTTGGTCGCCACACATGGTATATCCGTTTGAAGGAGAGGGAGAAAGAAGAACAGTTGCAGGTAATATAAACATATGGGTTAAACAAGATGAAAAATAAACAATATTTAGAAACAGAAAAAGAATTAGAATCACACGATGTTAAGAAAGAACTAACATCAGGACATTTTTATAATACTAAAACACTAGTTCAAGTGTTGGAAAACTTTTGCAAGAGCCCTGAAGGAGCTAATGCTAGAACCATGTTGGTGCTACCTAGTGGGCGTAATCCAATGCAGAAAGAATTTAACATTAGAGAGGTTAGACTCATTGAAAACAAACTAATAGGCACAAAAGAAAAGTATCGTTGTGTTATATTGGTTGACTAATGGGTTGGAATTTTGATCCACCAACGTGGAAATATGATGTTGCAATTGTTATTTTATTGCTATTGGTTTTACTGTGAAAAAAGAATCTAAACTTTGGCAAAAAGTTAAGAAACAT